AAAATTTTTTTATTAATTTTTTTTTTTTTATTTCTACTTATTAATATTTTAAAAAAATCGTTTTTTTTCATTTCCTCCTTATTATATATTTTTATTTTTTTATTAGTATGGGTGAAAAATATTTAAAAATGAATATAATATGCTAAAAACAAATTCAAAAAAAAACTAATTATTTGTGAAAATATTATTGTATTTATTTTTGTATCACTAATTTCTGTTTTTGTTTTACAAACTTCTAGATCAAACAAATAGTATAAATTTAAATTTATATCTTTAATCAAAAGCGTATTATTATTATTTTGACTGATTGTAAATTGTCTTTCTATTTGATATTCATAGTTTTTAGATTTAATTTCGGGTATTTTTATTCCTAGTATAGATTGTGAATATTCATTACATGTACTATATTTAATAGTCACTACTATATCTTTATCATTGATTAAAATATTTTCAAGCAATCCTGATCTTGATTTCTTTTTTCCTATTATTCCTTCATTATAAGTAGTTTTTAATTTTAGATTATTATCATAATCTAAAATTAAATATGAATTACCAATTTTTAATTGTGGATCATTAGTATATCTTAATAACCATGTACCAAGCATAAAAGGATTTATATTTAATAGATAATTAGTTAATTTCATAATTTATATATTCATTACATAAATATATTTATTATCAATTTTTTTTATGTATTTTGTACTAATAAATTAGTCATTTTATTACAATAAGTATCTAATGTTTGAATTGTATTAGTATTCTTAAAACTACATCTTAATTCTTCTAATTTTGTAGTATCTTTTGCTAATTTTAATATTTCTAATGCACATCTTTGCATTATTTTTGGATCTTCATGGTTAGTTATAAATTTAACACCTTCTGTTTCCATAAAAACACCAAAATTAACTGTTAATGGTATACAACCTGTTGTTATACTTTCTTTAATACTTTGACAATCAACTTCATTTATTATATTTGAAATATAAATATGAAATTCTGACAAATACTTTTCTCTCATTATAATATCAAAATGTTGCTTACCATGATCTGTAACTCCACATTCTGAAAATAAATTCGTCATCTTATTTTTAAAATTTTCATCTTTAATGTTGTCCATACCACCATAAATGTGTAATTCAGCACGTGGTTCTATTTTTTTTATAACTGAAAATATTCCTGTAATTATAAATTCTAATCCCCTATCATAACTTGCATCATACATAAATCTATAACGTTGTCTTTCAACATTATATTTATTAGTTAATAATCTTACACCTGGAAGTACTACTTCATATTTTGGTATATCATTTAATTGTTGTTCAGTTTGTTTATAATGAAAGTAACTTTTAAAAAATATTTTATTAATTTTATTTTTATATTTTTTATATAAATCAATTAATAAATTGTTTCCTATAGGATTTTCATAAGAATCCCAATATATTTTTTTTGCATTTACTTCAAATGGTAATGTATTTATTAATCCAGTTCCTTTACCCAGAACTAATATATTAAAATTATAATTGTATGGAAATTTTTTCCAATGAATATATTTAACATCATTGTATATATAATCATTATCTAAATCAAATTCACCATATATTGCAACATTTAATCCTTTTTTTTGTATTGTCTCACACAATTTTATAATATTATAATCACTATTTTCTAAATCATTATCTTTTGGATGAAATTTATTTGATAAATATCCTAAAAAATATACTAAATCGTATGGACTATCTTCTTCTTTATAATAAAGTTTTTTCATCATTTCATAAATATCAGGTTCAATATAATTTGTTATTGGTTCATTTATTTCAGTTAATGTATTTAACGTTTTTAAAGTTCCGCCCAAACATAACTCTCTTTTATTGAAAGTATTAAAATTATGACTTATTGCAATAATTGTTTTTCTTGAATCAAATTTTACAAGTGGAATTGTAAATTCATGTGTAAAACTTCTTTCTTCACCAACTTGTATTTCGGGATCATGTTTATTTGTTAATAAATATTCTTTTTTATAAGCCATACAATTATTTGTTGAATGATATTCCATAAACCCTTTAAATTTATATAGTCTATTTACAAAGAAATCATACAAATATACATCACTAACACCACCTATTAAATATTGACTATCGGTTAATTTAGTAACCGCTTCTTCTACTCTATAAGGAGGATAATAATCATCATCATCTAAACAAACTATGATTTCACCAGTGCAAGCATTATTTCCTAAATTTCTTAGTCCACCTAATTTTTGTCCACTGTAATCAATATAGTTTACTGAAAATGTAATAGAAGGTTTTATTTCATTTATAAATTCCTTAATCAATTCTTTATTTTTTTCTGCATCTTCTTTGATTTGACTTCCTTCTACAATTACCCATTCAAAAATATTTTTATATGTTTGTCTTTTTATCATTTCAAATAAAACTTTTAATGAACTAAATCTAACATATTGCGTGATTGTAATAATAGAAACAGTTTTTGTACGTTTTTTAATAGCCATAATATATAATTATTAAAAAATCTTTATATTGATTTATTTACTTTTAATGTTAATAATAAATAAAATTAATAAAATCATAATTAAAAAAAATATTATAAAATATAATAAATAAGGTATAGGACATATTTTTTCTGGAGGACATATTTTTTCTGGAGGACATATTTTTTCTGGAGGACATGTTTTTTCATTATTAAATGAAATTATAAAGTTAATTGATGAATCATACACTACTAATATAATATTACTACCAATAGGAAATGATAAATAATAATTACCACTTTGTTTTTCAATATATACTATTGCATTAATTGGTTCATTTTTAATTATTAAAATACCATCTTTTATATCATTATTATCATATCTTATAATATTTGATAAATTTGGAATTTGCAAATTATTTATTAATTCTTTAAAAATTTTATCAAGTTTTGCATCAAATGGTATCCCAATATTCTTTTCACTAACATTATATCTGTAATTATTAATAAAATTTAAATTTAAATTTTTTTGAAAGTTATCTTTAATATAAACAAAATTTATTAGACCATCAAAACTCCATAATCCTTTTGTATTTATAATACTTGCCATTGTATCAGTATCGTGAAGAATCATTTTTATACCATAATTTTTGTTATTAGGACGAACAAAAGTATCTTTACAATCTTTGAAATTCATTAACATTCTTTTTTTTTCATCATCCCATAAAATTGGGTTAATACATTCATTAACTTGATTCTCAAAACCTCCATAAACTTGAATATTCCATAACTTATTAGTAAGATCATTATTTGATAATAAATAATTCCAAACATCATTTAAATTATTAGTTGACATTTATATATATATTTATAAAATTTAAATAATATTTTTAATCATAAAATTAAATTTATGTATTATATTCTAAATACTATTTAAGTAAAAATAATGAATATGATATTAATTTTATTATATGGATTAAAAAATGGCGATATATACCTTATTATTGGAATCATAAATTAAACTGTTAGATTTATTTAGCTAATTATAATTTAGTACAATCAATTGTATAATTTTTTCTAATAATATATATAAATGTCATATTTTGATAAATATTTGAAATATAAAAAAAAATATATTGATTTAAAAAATATGCTTGGTGGTAAAGAAGAAAAAGAATTTTCTTGGTCCTATTTACATGATATGTGGGAAAATGGAAATGAAAATGATCGTGTAAAATATTCCAAAGGTAAAGTTTCTTTACCTCCTTATAATTTCTATTTTAGTGAATATTGTTGGATTGGACCACCAAGAAATACTTTTAATCGTAAATATGGTCTAGGATTTTTCTTATATAAAATTAATAAACCATTTATGATCCCATATATTGAAGAAAGATTTAATGAAAAGTTTAAAACATTTGAATATAATGGTAAAAAAAAAAGAAAAGATTTTGATGAAAATCCTGATTACTCAATTTGGAGGATAACACGAGATAATATAGGTCCAATAATACAATTACCTGAAGGCTTAGATCTACCAGCTGAGATAACACCATTAAAAACACCAATTGACTTAGAAGAAGATTCAAACGTAATTATTAAAAAGGGTTCATCTTATGGATGGTACCATCGTAATGTTAATGATAAAAACGATAATGATTGTTGGATTTTTAAAGATGGTGAAAAATATTATTTTGCAAACTTAATAGATATATAATATTTTTATATTGGTGTTAAAGGTCAAAAAATTATAATTTCTCATTATTTAGAAAAATTGATATTTTTTTTTATTTATTACATTATGATGTATTTATGGAATTTATACAACAAAATGATGAATATAATAATATATATAATTTACGGATTAACGGATTATTACCAAAAATATCTATTGATAATGATGCATATGATTATACATATGGATTAACAGAACAACAGATTTTACAATTAGATATGTTTGATAAAAAATATTATCCAGAAAAATTACTATCTGATGAACAAAATATGAGTATTACTGAAAACTTGAATGAATCAGAAAAAATAATATCAAGTATTAAAGAATTGTTGTTATCTGATAATGTAAATTTTATATATGAAAAAATTTATGATATAGGTAATAAAAACTTTGAAAATAATAAAACAATTGAAGAAAAACTTTTTAGTAGTAAAAAACAAATTTTTTATGAAAACTTAAAAGAATTTTTTAATGATAAAATTGATATCACTGATTTAGTTTTTACTAGCTCAATTATAGATATACCAATTGAGCTTGCTAATAAAATAAAAAAAAAAATTTATCCTGAATATCCAGAAAAATATATAAAAGATATGTACAATAAATTTAATGAAATTAATAAAAATATTAATATTGCTTTTTGGAAGACTTATTCATATGAATTAAAGTTTATTGATAATTTTATAAAAACCAATCAAGAAAATTTAGAAATTGTTAATGAATTTGATAAAAAAATAATCCATGAAGATCAATTAATAACAACTACAATTAATAATTTAAAAATCAAATTAAAAGAAAATATTTTATCAATTTATACATCAGAAAAAGAAAACTACAAATCAGAAAAAGAAAACCACAAAACAGAAAAAGATGTTGAAGATGTTTTTAATACAGAACTAAATAAAATTATGGAAACTTTTGAAGATGAACAAAAAGATTTTATAAAAAAATATTTAATGGAATCTATTGGTGAAATTAAATTAATGATATCACTGGAAAAAACAAAAAAAATGTTAGAAAATATTTTAATCTAAATATATATATATGTTTTTACAAGATAATACTTTATTAATTCTTGTAGTTATACTTGTTTTGTTATTTTTATCAATTAAAAAAACTGATAATTTTGGAAACTGTAAAAGTTTTGATACACAACTAGGTCAAGCAGAAATTCAAAAATATTATGATGAAATTAAAAAAAATAATAATTATGGTTATTCTTCACCTGCACCAATTTTAAATTAGAATTTATATATTAAAATTAATACAACTAATAAAAATAATAAAATGCTATTATCATTATTATTTGTTGCATTCTCAAAACTTTCTATATTTGGATTCTCAAAACTTTCTATATTTGGATTCTCAAAACTTTCTATATTTGAATTCTCAAAATTTTCTATATTAGTATATTCTCTTAATTGAATATCGGTTCCATATTGACTTTCTTCTTGTGATTGAGGACTAGTTACTAATCTATTACCTTCTTTTAATGAATAAATTTCTAAATTTTTATTATTATATAATTTATGCATCTCTGTATCAACTTGATGTTTAATTGGAAATAATTGTAATAATTCTTTTGAACCTTTTTTGTTAGTAATAAATCCAAAAGTTCCCCATGATTTTAAAGGTTTATCATAAAATGTATTACCCACTAGTTTATTTTGTTTCATATGGTATCCAATTAATAATATATCAAATTTAGGCATTTCTTGCATATATTTATTTATTTGTTCCATAAAATTATTTTCTAACACAACATCATCTTCTAATATTAAAACATATTGATCATCAGACATTTCTTCAATAATCTTTGTTGCTAAATTATGATGTGATAATGCACAACCTATAGCACCAGGTGTCATGACATAATATAGACCGCCATTTTTATTCATTGCATCTTTTTTTCCTTCTAATGTAATTAATTTTTCTGATAAATTAGGTATATCTAATTCCCTACCATCAACAGCTGGTATTCTTTCAACAGGTCCATCAAAATTTAGTTTAGCTATTTCTTTTTTTATATTTTCATCTCTATCAGGTCTTCTATCTAAATTAATATAGTATATTTTACTAATCATTATATTAATTTAGATAATAATTTAGTTTATATAAATAAATTTAGTTAAAGAAAATTTAATATTACAAATAATGAATAAACATAATATATATACAATTCAAATCAAAGATAGAAATTACAATGAATTTTATATATTTGATTCAAATAATCAAAATGTAAATCTAATTATAGATCCTATAAATATAAAATTATTTAATGGGGATAAGTTTATTATTGATAATGATAAAATTAAAATAATTGATTCACCAGTTAAAAATAATTTAATTCCAGGTGTATTAATATTAAAAAATAGTAAAACATATGGTAGAAAAGAGGGAGATGGCAAGTTATATTATAAATTTTTACCTAAAGATCCTACGTTACCTTCATTCTTGGTTCCATATGAAATTAAATATATTGGATTCTCAAAAGTACTTATTAATATTTATATTGTTATAAATTTTAAAGATTGGGATGGTAAACATCCACATGGTTTTGTAAACCAAGTGATTGGTCCAGTTAATGTTCTTGAACATTTTTATGAATATCAGTTATATTGTAAAAATTTAAATTGTTCTATACAAAAATTTAAACAAGCTACCTCGAAGAACATAAATGAAGTAGATCATGATTTACTTATTAATGAAGTAATAAAAATGAAAAATATAGAAGATAGAACTAATATTAAAACTTTTACAATAGATCCTAAAGGAAGTTTAGATTTTGATGATGGTTTTAGTATACAAGAAATAGATGATAAATATTTGGTTAGTATTTATATAGCAAATGTTCCTATCTTATTAGATCATTTAAATCTATGGCAACATTTTACTAAAAGAGTATCAACTATTTATTTACCAAATAAAAAATTACCAATGTTACCAAATATATTATCAGATACGTTATGTAGTTTACAAGAAAATAAAAAGAGATTAACATTTCATTTAGATATAATTATAAATCATAAAAATGAAATAGAAACTACAAATTATGGTATATCTGTAATTAAATGTTATAAAAATTTTAAATATGAAGAAGAAAGTTTATTACAACTAAATGAATATAATACTTTATTTAATTTATGTAAAGATTTACCTGAGAAATATTTAGAAATAAATAATAGTCATGATTTAGTAGCATATTTAATGATTTTAATGAATTATTATATTTCAAAATCTTTACTTGAAAAAAAAATAGGAATTTTTAGATCATCCATAATTAAAAAAGAAAATAAATTACCAGAAAATTTATCACCAGATCTTTTAAATTTCTTAAAAATATTTAATTCAACATCAGGTCAATATTTAGACATTAATAAAATAGACAACAATTCATCGTTAAGACATGATTTATTAAATTTAAATGCATATATTCATATAACTAGTCCAATTAGAAGATTAGTTGATTTATTAAATATGTTAATATTACAAAAAGATATTCTATCGGAAAATGCATTCGAATTTTATAAAAATTGGATCAATAATATTGATCTAATAAATATAAATATGAAATCAATAAGAAAATTACAAAACGAATGTACATTATTAGAATTATGTACTAACAATAATCAATTAATGGAAACAACTTATTCAGGTTGGATTATTGGAAAAAAGTATTTTGAAAATAATGTAATATCATATAATGTTTATTTACCTAAATTAAAATTGACTTCATATGTTAAATTAACAGAAGAATATAATGTTTATGATAATTTAAATTTTAAATTATATTTATTTACAGATGAAGATAATCTGAAAAGAAAAATTAGATTAGCAGTGATTATTTCATAGTCTAATTTATACGAATAATACTTATAAAATAATGTATTTACACCTTTTCTCATTTTAAATAAGTATTTTATAAATAATTTTTCTTAATTTTTAGTGTCTTAATTTTATTGGATACATGTTTTTCACACCAAGAAAAATTATGTTGATTTATTAAAAATTATATAGTTTATTATATTACAATACTATCAGCTACTATATTAAACTTAAAAAAAAGAAGTGGTTTATAAGGAAAAACAATATCTGATCCATATATTATTTTTACAGGTTCATCATCATAATCAAACCCGTCTAATGACGGGTTTGAATCTTCATCACTTGTTGAATCTTCATCATTAAAATAAAATTCTTTTATATCTTTAGGAGGTTTTAATTCTTTATTTGTATTATTTTCTTTAATAATAATTTTATTTACAAAAAGTTTATATTTATCAATCCAATCAATAAAATTAATATAATTATCATAATTATTTACTATTATATCAGTTAGATCTTTAATATTAATTTGACAATTATTATATAAATTTATTATAGTATCCATTTTCAATTTATATATTGTATTGAGTTTATATAAATGAAATATATTTATTCTATCATCACAATAATTAATAATATTTATATCTATTAATTTAAATAAAATTGTTATAATTTTTGATATATTTTCTGAGTACTGATGTATATGTTGATGTTGATTTGTGACTAATAAGTGAATTGATGATTTTGCAATATTTTCTTCATTTTTTTCTATTAAAATTTTTATTGTATTTTCAATTGATATAGAATTTTTATCATTAATATTTTTAGTTAATTCATCAAGTATGTAAAATATAAGAGATTTTCCTGTATTGTCATTTATGTTAGCACCTGCATCTACTAAAGCTATAATGAATGATAATTTTGAGTAATAAATAGATAATTCTAATGCTGATTTATTTTTATAAACATAATTTATGTTATTAGGTTTAAGATTAAATAATTCGTCTACTTGGTTCTCATCAAAATCACAAAAAATAATTGCAATCATTAATTGACTCATATATTTACCATTACCAGTATAATTAATATTTGCACCTTTTCTAAATAATAAATCAGCTATATCAAATCTTTTATTTTCAATAGTATAGAATAATACTGATCTATTATTATAAATGTTATGATAATTTATATCTGCTCCTTTATCTATAATCAATTTTATTTTATCTATGGAATATTTGTTATAAATAATTGCATATATAAGAGGAGTCATACCTGTATTCGAATTTGGTATATTTATACTACTTATGTTATCTTCTATATTTTCTTTAGTTAAATTTCCTTCTTTAATAATTTTGATTAAATTCGTATCTGCTAATTCGTTGAATGGAAATAAGTCTACATATCTATCTGCAATTATTAAATAGTTATTATCTAGATAACATGTGTTTGAAAATTCTTCCAAATAATTGCATTGTTGATTATAATCTAAAAATTTACAAATATAATTTTTTCCTACCACATATTTATTATAAGTACCATATTCTGTAATTTTAGAATCTTCAGTTGTTAAAAATACTGGAGTATAAAAATTTGTATATTTACATTCTTTACCTATATCTAAATTTTGGAATTGACTAATATTATTATCGAATGCTTTGATAATGAATGATTTATTATTATATTTACAAAAATCAACTATCATATATAAAAGTATTAAATTTTCTTTTGGATCTGAATAATTATTTAGATAAATACTATACAAGTTATAAGAAAATTTTATATCTTTATCGTCTATATCATAATTATAAATATATCTGTTATTACTAAAATTATAATTATCTTTTAATTCTTTTGATATATTTTTCATTATTTTTAATGTCTCTTGATAATCAATTAATTCATCTGTATAAAATCCACATTGATCCTCATATTTTTGAAACAATACATTTTCTAATGCTCTTTTTTCATCATCTATATGTTTAATTATCTCTGGATTATACTCAATATAAAAATCAGTATTAAATGGTATATTAGAAATGTTTATATTTATAAATTTTTGTAATCTTATATCAATAAATGATTGTTGGGTATAATGAAATTTTCCTTTATGATATTTTGATGATCTTGGAAAATCCTTAGTAGCAAGTCTTAAAAAATTAAGTTCAGATAATGATCTATAAAATTTAATCATTTTAAATTCATTTTTAAAATCATTAGTTAATGAACTTTTTAATAAAAACAATTCTCTTCCATCACGATCTCTACTCTTACATATTATCATAAAATATATATCATCAATTTTTATTTTAATATTTGTGTTGTATTTTTCATCAGTAAAATCAGTATTATATTTTGGAATATTGGAATTAGTAGTACCTCCTAATTGTTTTAATTTTACATATTTTTCTTTATATTTAAAATATTTTTTCTTATAATCCATATTAATATAATAATTAAAATAATTTTTATAAAAAAAAAATGAAAAAATTTAATTTTACTATATATTTAATATTTTATGCAATATAAAATTAACATTAAAAACGCTAATTACACAGATTGGTTAGTAGAACCAAATATAGAAAATTTTAATCCAATTAATAAAAAAGTTTTTGATAATGATATTTTAAACAGTGATTTAGAGATTATTGAATCACCAATTAGAAACAGTGAATTACTTGGTGTTATTGTAATTAATAATCTCCAAACTTATGGTACATATAGCAATAATAAACTACTTTATAAAGTTATTCCAAGAAATACAAGTTTACCACATTTTTTAGTTCCTTATGAAATTAAAAAATCTGATATGGGATTTTCTAAAAATATACAAAATAAATATGTTGTTTTTAAATTTATTAGTTGGGAAGGTAAACATCCTATTGGACAATTGATAGAAACTATTGGATCAGTTAATGATGATTCTTCATTTTATAAATTTGAACTTTATAATAAAAAACTTAATATATCAATTAGTAAATTTAGTAAAGATGTTAATAAAATTAAAGAAATAAATTTTGTTGATATTATTCAAAAATATAATTTGGTAAATAGAGAATCATTTAAAGTATTTTCAATTGATCCAAATAATTGTCTTGATTTTGATGATGCATTCAGTATTGTAAAAAGAGATAATAATTTTTTAATTAGTATTTATATTTCGAATGTTCCAATTCTAATTGATTATTTAAATTTATGGAATTCATTTTCTGAAAGAGTATCTACTATATATTTACCAGATGGAAAAATACCTTTAATGCCAACTATTTTATCGGATAATCTATGTAGTTTAAAAGAAAAAGAAACTAGAATTGCATTTTGTTTGGATATTTTAGTTGATGAAAATGGAAATATACTAAATACAGAATTACTTAATGTTGCTATTAAAATAAAATATAATTTTGTATATGAATCTGAAAAACTTTTAAATTATAATAATTATAAACTTTTATTTGATATTGTAAAAAAAATGTACCCAATAATTAATGATAGTCATGATTTAGTTTCACAACTTATGATATTTATGAATATCTATTGTGCAAATAAATTATATGAAACTAAAAGTGGTATTTTTAGATCCACAATTTTTACAGAAAATAATTTACCAACTGAAATTAAAAATCAACTTTTATTGTCTAATTACTCTGGAACTTATACAACAAACTATAATGAAACACAACATCATATATTAGATCTAAATTCATATATTCATATAACAAGTCCAATTAGAAGAATTATTGATATAATTAATATGGTACAATTTATCAAAGAAAAACTATCTAATGATGCAATAATTTTTTATAATATTTGGATAAAAAAAATAGATTATATAAACGATACTACTAAAAAAATTAAAAAACTACAAATAATGTGTGAATTACTAAATAAAAAAATTAATGATACACAAATATATAATGGATATATTATTGATAATGATACTATTTATATTATTGAATTAAAATCATTTATAAAATTTAAAAGTAAAAATTTATTCGGTTTACATAAATTTAAATTATATTTATTCAATAATGAAGCTAAATTCTCAAAAAAAATTAAAGCTGAATTATTAGATTAAACTTAAAACTTTATCAAATTCTAACATTTTATTTTTAATTTTTTTTGAATCTTTGTTTATTAAATTTATAATTTCTTCTCTTTGTTCTGGTAAGTATTTTGATTGATTTGAAAACATTTTTGCATTATATTCATTAGGATTTAATGTTTCACAAATTAGATTATTTATGTTAACCCAAGATAATTTTTCTAATAATATATTATATAATATTTCATATGGTTTATTTATAAGATATATTTTATTATTTTTTTTTTTTTTAAAAATATCAATTGCTAATGTCATTACACCATCTAATTCTATTTTATGATTTTTACTTACTATAACTGTATCAGATGGAATATTTGTATTGAATGCATCTTTTTCAAAACATACTAATTCTTTATCAGCAGATGTTATTATTATAATATCAAAAATTTTTTCTCCTCTTATAGTATGCTCTTTTGGATTTATTTTATTAATATCAATTATGCCTTGATCAGTTAATACAGGTGTTCCTTTTACAAAACAAATATGACCATCTACATAAAGGGGTTGTTTGTATAATAAATTATTGACATTATCAGTAACAAATATATAACCATTAATAGGAGATGGTTGATCAAAAACAGGCGTTTTATATATTAAATTACCCCAACAGTTACCACCTACTGGTAACCAATCAGTTCTATAATTAGTTTGATCAATTAAACTAATTTTTGATATGTAATCAGATTGATATTCTTTTAATGAAACATACATAAAATCATTTAAAATACTAATACCATTAGGATAATTGTTATTATCAAATATAAACCAATTAGGATTACTGTAAATACTATTTGGATTACTTAATAAATATTTACCGATCTTTTTATCCAAAGAGTCTGATACATACATATATCCATTATTTATTACTAATCCAGAAGGATTATTACCAACAATAATAAATCCAAAAGTTATATTAACATAATTTATTAAATTAGTATCTCTAGAATTTATATCATTTATTTTATTAATAGAATTATTAAAATAGTCAGTTAAATATAAATCAGAACCATTTGAATCAAAAATTATATCATTACATCCAGGTACTAATCCTATAACCCATTTTTTTTCATAGTTATCTAAAGGATTATTAATATCATATCTACCAATAACGCCATATGATGTATATATAAATAAATGTGTATCATTTAATTCTACAGATAATGGTCTACCTTCAATATAATTAAATGGTATAAAATTATTATTTTTATCACTTGCATTCGTTATATTTATTTTTGATACTGAACAATTATTATCATTTGTACCATAATTTATGATATAAATATAATTTTCTTTTTGTTTTAAAAACAATGGTACAAATCCTGTTTCAGTATATATTTCCATAGGGTCAATGTAAAATCTATGCCTAACTAAATATTTTTCACTCTGATTAATAACAAACAAATCACTATAATTTCCGAAACATCCATATGGCGATCCTATATTTCTCCATCTTAAATTTACATTCATTAAATTAAAATCTAATTTAGCAATATATCCAATATTTAAAGTTACATAAATAAAATTTCTATTAATAAATATGGTTTCTGGTTTTAATGAATTAAAATTATACCATATAAGATTAAAATCATCTTTAGGTAAATATAAATTAAATTTTGAAATACAATTATTTTCATTATTACAGACATAAATATAATCATTGTAAATATATAAACCTTTTGGATTATTTAAGCCAGTTATATAATTTTGATTTACTATTTTTTGACTGATATTAATTTTTATTATAGTATTTAAATTTTTAACTGATACAAATAAAGAACCGTTACATACTAAACCTTCAAATAAATTATATCCAGGAACTTTAATCCATTCGCTATCACCAATTTTATTAAATGTATATCTTCCAATAAAACCAGATCCATTACCACTTGCAACATATAAAATATCATTATAGATTACAATTCCTTTAGGATTATAACCATTTGGTAATACAATATAATTTTCATTTATATTATTTGGATTTGATATTGAAACTTCTGCAATTCTATCATTACTTAATGATACATAAATAAAATCTTTTCTAATAACTAAATATTGTGGTGTGCTACTAAAAAATATTAATGGATATTTATCATCGAATGTTCCACTATTTAAATATCTTGGTGTATTGAATGTTTTTAAAAGATTATTTTTTAAACTATTTCTATTTATAGTTACACCTGTTTCTTTTTTTAATAAATTAAAATAACTAATCCAATTTTTTTGTTTTAATAATTCAATTGATAAAAAATCTAATTCTTTAACTTGAAAAAATTTTATAATTGAAATTATGAAATCAACATTTTCATTTTTTTCACTTGAAAATAATGGTTGATTATCTAAAAAATATTTTACATTTCCTGAAATTGGTTGAAAAGCAAATATTATTTTGTTTATTGTTTTAAAATTATTTTGTAATATTTCTAATATTTCACTTTTTGTTGTTATTAATGAATATATGATTGGAAATGTTTCATTATTTACTGAATTATATAATGTTTCTGCATTTTCCAGTGTATTTTCTATTAGTAAAATTTTATCCGTCATCTAATAAAGTAAACTATATTTTTTTATATAAATTACAAATATAAAGATTGATTACAAATAACAAACTTTAATGTTAAATCACGAACTTGTGTCAATTTATTTTCTAATTCAACATCATTAGATATTTTTGTAACTTTTATTAATTCATTTGTAATATTATTGATTTTTAATAACGCTCGGCTAAATTCACCTAAAAATATTTTTTTTGATTCTAATATTTTAATTATTTCAAAACATTCTTCATATGTCTTAGAATTACACCATAATAATGTTTCATCAATTATATCATAGTGTATATTATATTTTATACCATCATCATAATAATTATAATCATTTGAAATATTATTTAAAATTTCATTAATTTCTTCATTATGTGAATCTGGTTTTATTTTTCTTATATCATCACCAACCCTGATTTCAGTGAAACAACTTAATAAACCTACTATTTGTTCTGGTTGTAACTTTGTTAATATTTTTCCATCGATTAATTTACTAAATGCTAGACAATTAACTTCTTTAATAACTGAAGCTATTTCACCTTTTTTTGTATTAATAAATCCTTCTTTATTTAAAAAATCAATGATTTTATTAACACCATTTTCAAAATATTTTTCCACATTTTCAATTTGTATATCTATATTTGACATTTCTATAATTCTATCATCGTGTCTTTTAATTGTTTCTAAATCATTTTGTATAAATTTATAATCTATTTTCATTTCATCTAGTTGTCTTAATACTTTTTTTTTTTGATTTGCATTTAATCTTTCTATTGATTTTTGAAGTTGTAAATATTCATCAATTACTTCCTGTTTTGTATGTAAAAAGATTTGTCCAATTTTACTTTGTAATTCTATTTTTTTGTTATTAAGAAGAGTTAATTCACTTAATACACTATCATTTAACATACTTTTTTTAACATATGACAAAATATTTTCACTATCATTCTGAATTAAATTTAGTAACAAATTGTATGATAATTTGAACTTACTAGTTAATTTTTGAGGAATACCTGATAGTACTTTTTTATAACTTAATGAATCTATATAGAATAGATTATTAAGATGAATAACATGTCCAACTTTATCAATACCTCTTCTTCCAGCTCGACCTGCCATTTGTGTATATTCATGTGACATTAAGTTTCTTTTATTAACACCATCAAACTTGTTTATATCAGTAAATATAACTGTCTTTGTTGGCATATTAACACCAATTGAAAATGTTTCAGTTGCAAATAAAAGTTTAATATAACCTTTTGCATAAAGCATTTCAACAATTTCTTTTAATACTGGTAAACATCCACTATGATGAATAGCAATACCTCTTTCTAATAATTTTACCATATTAGTAAATTCTGGCAAATTAATATATTCTTGATAGTTTGGTAATTTTCGTATGATTTGTTCACATTCTTTTTTAACAATATATGACACTTTACTATCAAATTCTAATAATGGTACAGTTATTTGATTTGCATATTCTTCCAACTTCTTTCTTGATAATACAAAACATAAAGCAGGTAACATATTTTTACCATCTTCATCTTCAGTTTCAACAAGTTTTTTACATAATTGATTTAGTACATGTTGTGGTTTTACAAATACATTTTTATCACGTAACAAACTTAATGTATCATTAACTTTTTTATAATTATCATTACTAAATTGACCTTTTGAATCTTGTACAACATAAAATTTATTTGTATTATTTTTAATCATTTGTTTTTCTTCTTTAGTAATGTGTTTCATATTTTGTACTGAATCATTTACAGTTAGATACATATAGTGTGTTAATGGTACAATTCTTTTATCTGTTGATGCAAGATAAACTTCTTTTTCACATTTATTCTCAATCCATTCACAAAATCCAACTGGATTATCTATAGTTGCAGATAATCCTACTATTTGAATATTATTAGGTAACATTAATATAGATTCTTCCCATACCCTACCTCTATCTGGATCATTAAGATAATGAATTTCATCAAAAACTACACAAGCAAGTTCATTATTAAAATCCATATCAAAATCAAGCATTGATGGTAAATTATTCTTTTTGTAATATAAAGTATTACATAAAATTTCAGTTGTCATAATTAACAAGCTACCTTCTGGATTGATTTTAATATCTCCTGTTAAAATACCTATATCAGATGTTAATTCTTTAAATTCATTAAATTTTTGATTTGATAAAGCTTTAATAGGTGATGTATAAATTACTTTTTTACCTTGAGATAAAAAATATTTAATTGCAAAAATAGCAGGGACAGTTTTACCACTACCTGTATGTGCGGTTGTTATTACATTTTTATTAGTTACTATTGCTTCAATTGCATACTTTTGAAAAGGGGATAATTCATATGAAAATTGTTTAAAATATTCATTATAACTATCATTATTATATTCATTATTACATACTTTTACCATTAATGAGATAGTTATGTGTTATCTTTATTTTTTTCAATTTTTCATAACAAAGATTTAAAAAATTATTTAATCAATATATATATATATGAAAAAAATAGCAATTTATGGTGGTTTTACTTATCATTTTGAATGTATAGGTTTTATTTGTGAATTATTTACAAACAATAATTATTTAGAAGATAATTATGTATTGGATATTTATCATAATGGTGATAATTATGGTAATATTGCTTATTTTAAAAAAATATATTCATGTTTCAAACAACAATTTAATTATACTGAAATTAATAATAATATTTCTAACTATGATATTGTGTTTAAGTTAACTTCAAATGATGATGTTATACAAATTAATCATAATAATATTTTTACAATTTTACATAAATATGAACTTATGAATAACAGTATTAAAAATCAAAAAATTATTACACTTTCACCACTTGTAAATAAGGAATTTCCAATTCATCCATATGATTATACTAAATTTCCAGTTATTAATGATGTTAACTATATATTTCCATTATATAATACAAATTTTACTCCACAATTTAATCCACAAAATACAATTGTTTTTATTGGTTATTTTTTAAATAATATTTATGATAGTGATCTACATAATTTTTTTATAAATTTAACCGAATATAACTTTATTTTTTTTACATCAACAGGTGCTAATCCTTTTAACTTACCTAATGTAAAAGTTTTAAATAATTGTAGTACTGAAGAAATGTTTGAATATGTAAAATCTTGTAAATTTTTATTAGGTAGAAAAATTCCAAATCAAAGCAAATATTTATTTAGTGGTGCACTTTCAATAGCAATGTCATTTAAAAAACCTATGATATGTCAAGAAGAATATATACATACATATAATTTAAATAATATAAATTTTAAAGATAATTATAGTGAAGTTATTGATAAAATTAAGAATATGACACGTGAAGATTATATAACTTTATTAAAAAAAAATAATGAAAGTTATGATTTAATTAATGATCATAACAAACATAAAATAAGTTTATTAATTTAATTATCTGATTCCAACTTATTTTCATTATCTGATTCCAACTTATTTTCATTATCTGATTCCAAGCTTTCATCAGTTTCTAATGTACTTATACTATCATCATCCTTTGATTCTTTTAATTTAGACCAAGTTCCAAGAACCAAATTTTTTTTATTATATGACATTTCATTTATATTTGTTTTGTAACAGTTTTTATAAACTTTATCAGTAAAGAAAATATCTTTAATATGATCTATTTTTTTGTCTAAATGTTTTTTGTATTTATCTTTTAATGTTTCTTTCAAAGAATCATCAAGTTCTAACATTAGTGAAAGTTCATCAATTTTATTAAAAGAATTATTTAATACTTTATCATAAAATTCATTTTTATTTATTTTTTCTACTTTATTTTTATCAGTATTTAATACTGAAACATAATTACCTTCTAATGATGTATTACAAAATGAATGATTTTCTGGAAAGTTTTCATTAAAATTTAATAAACCAATTATATCTATTAATGGATTATCGTTTTTAATTAATTTTTTGATTTCAGAAGGTCCTAATATACTTAAATTTTCTTTACCAAAAGAATTTATTATAATATTATTTATAACACCATTATTATTATTTGTTGTATTATTACAATTATTATTATTACTATTTATTGTTTTATTTGTTTTTGTTAACTCAGATTTGGTTTTCTTTAATTCATCCTTAATTTTACGTAATTCTTCCTTGGATTTAGCTAACTCGTCAATCTTTGTTTTACATATTTTTTCATGATCCCATTTATTTTGTCTAGATTTAAATATTTTATTACAATATTTACAATTATGCTTAACACATTCTTTATTTTTTTGTGCCAGTACATTTCCAGTACAATCCAGTACATTAACAGTACAATCCAGTACAACTTCATTATGAAAATTTTTGTTGTGATTCCATAAACTTTTATAACTTGAATATTTTTTATTACATGTTTCACAACAATGTAATCCACCTATATTATCCATTAATTATATAATAGAAATTATATCCTTAAATGATTTTAAAAAGTGGAATAATGGATATCCACTTTTTACTACATATTTTTTTTCCGGCATAAAAATTTTGCCTTTTTAAATTTCAATATCAAAAATTCCATATTATCAATTATATTAGTAAAATAACTAATATTTTTATCAACTGGTAAAACAAAACGATCTCTATATTTTTCCCCATAATAAATTTTATTAATTTTTATTTATTATAACTTTATATTTTGACTCTCTTAATTTTTTTATTGATATATAAAAAATTGATTTTTTTTTAGTTTTGGAAATAAATAATTACATTATGACTAGATCAAATAAAAAAAAATCTAAAAAGCAACAAAATAATAAAGAATCTAAAGAAAATAATAAAGAATCTAAAGAAAATAATAAAGAATCTAAAGAAAATAATAAAGAATTTAAAAAAGATGACATTGTTTCATATAATAATTCAGATGGAACAAAATCACAAGTTAAAATTATAGGTGTTCATTTTGATACACCTCCTGATGTTTATTATACAATTGAATTTGAAGATGGTAAAAATAAACAAACTATATCTGAAAGATTATCAAATTAATTTATAATAAATTGCTATTTTTGGTAGTTACATTTATGATCTTAAATGTATTAATTTTATCCGTATATAAAAGAATTATAGTGAAATAAAAAATTGAGATAAAAATATACTATTAGTTAGTATTATATTTTATGGAAAATATATTATTAACAACGGCAATATCTTATAGTAATGGTAAACCACATATTGGTCATTTATATGAATCAGTACTTGCAGATTTTATAAAAAATGTATTCATTATTCTTGATATTAATATTAAACTATTAACAGGAACTGATGAACATGGTAAAAAAATTCAAGAGACTGCTAAAACTGAATTAATAACTGAACAGGAATTATGTGATAAATATTCTACAATTTTTAAAGAAATGAATAATAAATTACAAATGAAATATGATCATTTTATTAGGACAACTGATAAAGTTCATAAAGATTTTGTATTAAAATCAGTAAAAGAATCAATAGAAAATAATGATATTTATGAAGGTGAATATGAAGGATGGTACGATGTTAAAGAAGAATGTTATATAACAGAATTAAATGCTAAATTAACTAATTATATAAATCCATTAACTAATAAACCATATGAAAAAGTATCTGAAGAAACATATATGTTTAAATTACTAAAATACAAGGAATTAATTTTAGGTGTGTTGACCGGTAATAAAATAATACCAAATAAATTTACTAATGAATTAATTAAACGTGTTGATAGTGATGATTTTAGTGATTTAAGCATAACACGAACAAGTTTTGATTGGGGTATTAAATTTCCATCTAATGAAAACCATGTAATATATGTATGGTTTGATGCATTATTAAATTATGATATAGGCAATGAAATCTTATTTGAAAATAAAGAAACAAAAAAATATCATTTAATAGGTAAAGATATTGTATGGTTTCATAGTGTTATTTATCCAGCGATTTTAAAATCAATTAATAGAACATTTGATGATAGAACAATATTAGTACATGGTCATATATTAGATGAAAATGGCGTTAAAATGTCAAAAAGTTTGGGAAATGTTATTGATATTGATTGGTTACTTACAAATTATCCTTTAGAAGCTATTAGATTTTATTTGATAAACGAAACAGTATTAGGTTCAGACATATTATTTAGTCTAAATAATTTAAAAGAAGCATATAATAATATTTTATTAAAAAATTTTGGAAATTTATTTCAAAGATTATATAAATTATTAAATCCAATAGCAAATGAATTAAATAATTATATTGAAAATAATATTAAACAAGTTATTGAATTTAAAAATATTTATTACAATAATTTAAAAGAGTTTATTATTGATTTTAATTTTCAAAATTATAAAAAATCACTTTATTATTTATTAGATTACTCTAATAAAGAATTAACTGATAAAATGCCATGGAAAACTGGTAATATAGTTGATTTCTTTGATATTTTATTACATTTTAACTGTGCATGTTCATTGATGTATTTAGTTATACCAAATAAAGTAATTCAATTATGTGAATTAATTGGATGGTCATTAGAAAATATCAAATTAAATAATCATGACATTAAAATCAATTATCAAGATCTAAATAAGAAAGTGATTGCATTTGAAAAAATTGAAAAATAAATTATATGCCTAAAATTTTAATATTAATGTTTGAATTACAATCGTCAATTGAAAATATTAAGTACTCAAACGAGTTATTTGATTCAACTAATTTTAATAAAGTATCAATAGATAACGTATTTTTTGGTTCAAATGAAAATATTGAACGTATAGAAGCATTTATTAATAATAATATATGTGATTTATATAGTCCTTCATTATGTAATTACGATGTTGAAAATGCAATATATACATTTAATGAAATAAATTTTTTACCACCCACAACTTATATATTATTTAATTCTGAAATAAATGGAATGGTGCATTATGGATTTTATAAAGCAAGAAATGAAGAAATTTATATTATTGAAGAATATGGTAATCTTATAATAAACTATTACAGCCCAGAAAAATGTAAATTTTTAAGTATATAAAGATATATATTTGTTGTAATTATCAATAAATAAAAAAATATAATCAATTAAGAAATTTCAATTATATATACAATGATTGATTTGTAGCAACATATTTTAAAGTTAATAAAGGTATTTCTCTTAATTTACTTAATAATGAAATATTATTTGTTAGTTCAGCTATTTTTTCTAATTCATTAGAAATATTATTAATTTTCAAAATAGCTTTAACAAATTCTCCTAAAAATATACCTTTTTCAACTTCCATTCTTTTTAATACCAATTTACATGTTTCTATATCATTACAATTACACCATTCAATAATATAATTTATTAAATCATAATGTTTATAATAGTCTGTACCAGAATCTATCATAAGTTGCGTTTCTTCTTCTTGCATTTTATTATATAATTCAGTAACATATAAAATAAATTCTTTTAATTTTTTATTTTCACATATTGGAAATTCTAATTTATTATCTTCACTAACTCCTATACTTGTAAAACAACTAAATAATCCAACAAGTTCAGTTGAACTTAAACCATTCAATTCTTTATTATGTAATAAATTAGCAAAAATCAAACAATTAACTTCTCTGATATTTGAAGCAATAACTCCTTTATCAGATAAAGTATTATTAATTATAAAATTATTTTCTATTAAATATTGTAATATTTTATCAATATCATTTTCATTTATTTTATTATCAAAATAATATAAACTTTTATTTGTATAATTAATTAAATCTTCTATATTAATTAATTCTTCTATATTGATTAAATTTAATATTGTATTATATGATAACTTAAATTTACTTTTTAATTCTTGAGGTTTTCCACATAATATTTTTTTATAATTAGTTTCATCTATTTTTCTAAATAAATTATTTAGATGAATAACATTTCCTATTTTATCAATACCTCTTCTTCCAGCTCTTCCTGCCATTTGTGTATATTCATGTGGGAAAAGATTACGTAAGCTATTTCCGTCAAATTTATTAATATCAGTAAAAATAACTGTTTTTGTTGGCATATTTACACCAATTGAAAATGTTTCTGTTGCAAATAATAATTTTATATATCCTTTACCATATAAAATTTCTATAATTTCTTTAATAACAGGTAAACAACCACTATGATGAATAGCAATACCTTTTTCTAAAAGTTTTATCATATTAGTGTATTCTGGCAAATCAATATATTCTTTATAATTAGGTAGTTTTTTAATAATATGTTCACATTCTTTTTTAATATGATGAATATTTTCTGTTTGTAAAGGAAAAAAAATTTCATTAGCGAAATTTTCTAATTGTTTTCTTGAAAAAACGAAACATAGTGCAGGTAACATGTTATTGTTAACCATAAATTCACACAATTGATTTAATACAAAGGATTTTTTTTTAATTTGAAACTTTTTTGTTAATTGTAAATAATCTTTTATTTTATTATATCCTTCTTGATTAAATTCATTATTTGGTTTTTTAATAACATATAAATTATTAATTGAATCATTAATTTGTTTTTTAATAGTTTTATCTGTTATTGTTTTTATTATTGAAACTGGTAATGTTATAAAACTATAATGGGTTAATGGAATAATTCTTTCATTTGTTGATGATAAATATACAATCTTATTATTACCTTTAATCTTTTCACACCATAAAGCAAAATTTTCTGGTTTATCAATAGTTGCAGATAACATTATTAATTGTATTTGATTAGGTAATAACATTATTGATTCTTCCCATATTCTACCTCTATCTAAATCATTAATATAATGAATTTCATCAAATATTACACAACCTAATTCATTATTGAAATCCATTTTAAACTCGGACATTTTTTTATTATATAAGGTATTTAATAATATTTCAGTTGTCATAATAAGAACATTAGCTTCAGGATTACATTTAATATCACCGGTTAAAATACCGAATGAAATATGTTTATATTTTTTTGTAAATTCATAAAATTTCTGATTTGATAATGCTTTTATTGGTGCAGTATAAATAACTTTTTTTCCTTGATTTACAAAATATTCAATTGCAAATTCAGCTGGTAATGTTTTACCACTACCGGTATGTGCTGTAATTAATATATGATGACCTTCAACTGTTGCTTCAATTGAATACTTTTGAAAAGATGAAAGTTTATATGGATATTTTTTAAAATAATCTTTATATTTTATTTCATTTTCTGAAGGGTAATAACTAGGGCATATTTTAACCATTAACTATTATTATGTTTAATGGTTTAAATACTTTATAAATTATACTTGCTTTTTAATTGTAAATATTTTTCTTTGTATTGTAAATATTTTTCTTTGTATTTTAAATATTTTTTTCTCCAATAGGTGTCATAATCTTGTGTTCTTTCATTAAATTTTAATTTTTCATTTTCATCCAATGATTCATATACTCTTTTAAGTTCTGGTGAGAATGATCCACAACTAGTTATGATATAAGTTCCTTTTTCTAAATAGTTAAAAAAACTATTTATGTCGTTCTTAAAAGTTTTATAATAATTTAAATAAATAGTTAAAAATGATTTCATATTTATTGTACAATTATATAAATCATTATTTTTAGCAAAATATAAAGTACGATATAAATAAATAAAATACCATAATAAATTTATTTCTTGTACATTATATTCATCATTAATTAAATTTTCTATATTTATATCAAAATTTAAATTAAAATCATCATTAATTTCATTTATTTTTTGTTCAACTTCAGTTATCATTTCGTAGGTTATATATTGTCTTGAATAAACTATTTTGTTTTGTACTTTTTGATTATGATCTTTAAAATTATCAAATGTAGAAATCATTCTTAAGTCATCATCATCAAAATTAAAAAATTGACAAAAATTTTTATAATAATCAAATATTAAAATTAATTTATCATAAATAGTTAAAAAGTATTTTATATATTTTATACAAATATCTAAATCTTTATTAGCAAAATGTAAAGTACGATATAAACAAATAAAATACCATAATAAATTTATTTCTTGTACATTATATTCATAATTAATTAAATTTTCTATATTTATATCAAAATTTAAATTAAAATCATTATTAATTTCATTTATTTTTTGTTCAACTTCACTTATAATTTTACCGGTTATAGATTGTATTGAATCAACTATTTTCTGTTTTACTTTTTGATTATCATCATTAACAATAATATAGAATAAATCATCATCAACAAAAGTAAATAAGTCACAACATTTTTCATAATATTTAATTATTAAATTATAATAATAATTATTCTTAAAATAAGATTTATCAGTAAAAATTAATTTTTGAGGTATATTTTCTTTATTTGAATAACTTGATAAGCCATACTTAATACTACGCGAAGGATAACTACGATATATATCATGACATAATTCAGATATATTTTTATAATCATCAAATTTAAAAAAACCATATTTATAAGTATTGTATAAACCATTAATATTAAATGATAAAATATCATTAAATGATAATATTGGTGTTAATGTATTAGATTTATAACTTCTAATTTTAAAATTAAAATAATTACAAATATCATCAATTAATTCTTCATCAAATTTATCTATTGATTCTTTTAATGCTTCTAATGGTTTATATATAAATTGTTGAGAGTTTGATGTTAATGAAGTATTATTTATAGACCATGGGTTAGATTTTAACTCTTGAATTTTATTATAATCATATAGTATATTATCTAAAAAAATATAATTTAATATTTCTTCACAATTATCATTTTGAATTGATAATATATTTTCAGTACTTAGTAATAAAGTAAAAAGATTATTATAAAATCTTTCTTCTAAGTTATCATCAATAATTATACTTTTTATATTGCCAATATCTTTAAAGAAATTATTAATTTCATAATTTGGAGGTTTAAATTCACGTACAATATTTAATAATATATTAATAATTTTTTTTTTAAATAAATCTTTTATATCTTCATTTTGTTTATTTATTGGTGTTTCAATATCTTTTTTATAGTGTGACACAAATAAATGAATAAAATAGTTATTTTTTTTATAATATTTTTTTAATTTATCTCTTAAAAATTTTATTATATCATCATCATCAATAAGAATATATAACTCTTCTTTTTTTAAATGTCTTTTTAAATTATCTATATTAATATAATCTTTTATATTTTCAATAAAATAGTTTTTTCTTTTTAGTTCAAGTTCTTTTTCTAATATTCTTTTTATATTAAATTTTTGTGTTGATCTATTTATTAATTCTTTTTCCTTATTATTTAATGTAACTTTTATTTCTTCCTTTTCCTTATCACTTAATTTATTATATATTTCTTCCTTTTGGTCTTTACTTAATTTATTACATATTTTAACAAAATCTACTTCTTTGATTAAATCAAAAAAACAAAGATTAAGAATATAATCTCTATTTATTTCACCTTTAATTTTGTATTTATCAACTGTTATATTATGTATTTCACATATTTTTATAAAATTAGTTTCAACAAATTTTTTAATAAATACTTCTAAGCTTTTATAATTATCAAAAATAGATGTTTCTTTTTCTATATCATAATCAAATTTTTTTTTTATACTGTTATTATATTTTGTTGACATAAAATTAATATAATGTATAACAAAACTTTTAAACATTTTTCTTTTAAACATTTTTATATTTTTATCTCTTTTGTTTTTACATATTATTTTTTTATCTTGACGATAATTATATTCTAATTCACAATTGCTTTCTACATTAAATAAAGATTCTATATCTTCTTCTGTGATTTCTTTCATACCATATAAAATAAATGGTCCAGTAGAATAAGCTGATGTCATTTTATCATTAAAATGAAATGTTATAAATCTAAAACCTTCTGGAACTTTAATTCTTGTTTTATTAAATAATTCGTCTCCTGTTTTAATTATTTCAGAACTTTCAACAATATTTTGACCGGAATGACCTTCATAAATAAATATATTTGACATTATATATTTAATTATATATTATTTAATCTAAAATCAAATTCATTTAATGGTAAATTATAATATGAATATCCAAAACTTATATTTATATTATCAAAAGGGTTATCATTTGTTTGATCATTATTTTGATTAGTTGTTTGATCATTATTTTGATTAGTTGTTTGATTAGTATCTTGATTAGTTGTTTGATTAGTTGTTTGATTTGTTGTTTGATTAGTATCTTGATTTGTTGTTTGATTAGTATCTTGATTTGTTGTTTGATTAATTTCTTGATCATTCATTTGTATATTATTAAAGTTTCTAATATCGTATCTACAAATTGGACACAAACAACTAGATCTAAACCATTGTGATAAACTGTTTGAATTAAATAAATGTCTACAATGTCTTATCATAGTTACTGTACTTGAATCATTAAAATTTTCTAATGAGATTGGGCAAGATGTATTAATTGGATTCATAATATCACAATACATTAATGTTCTTGTAGAATTTTGTATTTGTTGTTGTGTTGGTAATATTGGAACTGGATCAAAAAAATTTCTAAAAAGTGTATTTAGAGATGGAATATTATTTTGTCTTCTATATCTTCTATTTGTATCTGAAGAAGTAAAAGTATTTGAATTAGGAGGAGTATTAAAATTGGCAGAAGTATTAGAATTAGCAGGAGTGTTAAAATTAGGAGGAGTATTAAAATTGGCAGAAGTATTAGAATTAGTAGTATTAAATGGATTTGTTTGCGAAGTACTTGTTTCTGAAGAATTATTATATAATTGTATAATTTGATTCATTATATGATTATTTTGATTACTTAAATTTTCAATATTTCTTTGATTATTTCTATATAATTCATATAATTCATTTATGGACATTATTATATAAAGTAAATATTTATTTATATAAAAATTGAAATTAAAAATATTAGGGATAACTTTATCTTAATTATGTCAACAATAGTATCAATTAAAAAAAAAAATTTTAAATTTTATGAAGATGAATATGTTAAAAATCCATATTATGACGTATTAGTAACTGTCACAGATAAAATATATGAAAATGGTGAAAATTTTTATTATATCGATTATAAATATAATTTTATTCCTTCTTGTGAAAAATCAGAAGAATATAATAATAAATGTCGTAAAACATGTTTTCCATTTAATAAATTTGATAATAAAGATGAAACAAGATATAATGGTGAAATTGTTAAAAAAAATGAATTAACAACAATTTTAGTAAAATTTTTATTAATGGATGATTTAGAATTAGAAAAACATACTGGTAGTACTACTGCACAAACATATAGAAGTTGTATTATGGAATCATTATCTAATTTTTGGGATTAATTATTATTTATTTTATTTTTAAATATTTCAAAATTATTTTTCCAATAATAATGATTTTGTGGATATAATTTTAATAATTTTATGAGTATACTTGAAAACTCAATCGAACTATTAAATGGTAATAAAGAAGGTAAGTTATCAATTGCAATTATATCAACAAAATTATTATATGAAAAAACAGGTTCTAACCATGTTGTTTTATTATTATAAATTTTTATAGGATTATTTGGATTATTATAATCACAACTTATATCAACAATAACTAAATTTTTATAAAATTGTGTTTGATTATCAAACCAAGTACTAATATTTTCTTGCAAATTGATACAATTAAATATAATATCAAAATCTATTAATTTATCTTTATCATCATCTCTTAATAAACAAGTATATGGTATTTCTAATAAATTTAAAATATATATTACACCTGAACCACATTTTCCATTTGATCCTATAATACAAATTTTAATATTTCTAAAAATATTATTTTTTTTAAGATTAATACATAATAATATATCTTCAATAGATTGCCAATATTTTAAGTTATTTAATTTTTTATTATTACTTTTACATATATATTGTAATATTCCCAAACCTCCTCCAACTATTCCAGCATAATAACCAAAAGAAATCAGTCTTTTATTATCATCTAAAAAATATTCTAAATCATACAATATACTGTTTGATTTTTTAAATTCAGATAAAATTAATTTTGAATTATTTTGATTTTTATAAGAATGCGAAAAATAAACATGTATATGATTATTAAGTCGATATATATCATTTAGTTCTTTTATTCCTATGATTATGAAATCATTATAATTAAACCAACTGTCATTAACTATTATTCCACCATATTTACAATATTCTTCATCAGTATAACAACGATTATTTGATGATTCAATAAATACTTCAAAACCAGAATCTTTTAATTCTTTAATATCTTTTGGAACAATAGGACATCTAAACTCATTACTATAAGTTTCTTTACGTATAAAAATTTTCATTTCCTAATAATTTAAAGAAAAAATTCTCTAATTTTTTAATAATGTGTGAAATTTTAGAACAAAAAACTTCCAGTGCAGAAAAACATAAAAAATATATTGAATATTACAATTCAAATGAAATATATTGGGGTTTAGGAATAGAAAATGAAATATACTTAGAATTTGATAAAAAAAAAATATTTACAAAAGATTTTTTTTTAAAAAATCATAAAAGGGAAAGATATTCAGTAAACTATTTTAACAGTTATAAAGAAAAATTTATATTGGATGCATTTAATGAAAGTTTCAATGAATTAAATACAAATGAGATGGTTGAATTACCTATTCTAATAAATTCACATAGTTTTTTATATACAGATATAAATAATAATTCAAAAAAATTATATACAAAAAATTGTGAACCAAATCCAATATTTTCAGGTAAAACTTTAGATGAAGAAATTATGGAATTTAATAAATATTTTAAAGATACTATAAATAAATCATGGTTATATGATGGTGATACATTTGAATTTACCACTATAAAGTTTTACAATTCAAAATTAGAAAATATAATAAATGAACTTAATGAAATTAAAAATGAGTTTATTTTAAATTTACAAAAATTCCAAGAAGAAAAAAAATTTTTTTTAGATTATGGAAAAATACAATTTATGCAAGAAAATTATCCATTTTGTGTTCATTTAACAAATTATAATAATATTGGTATATTTAATAATGGCACATTACATTATAATATAACATTACCAACACAACTAAATGATAATAAAATGATTTTAAATAAAGAAAAATTTATTAGTGATCATAAAAAAGTAATAAAAATAATACAATATTTTGAACCACTACTTATTTCTATTTATAATACGCCTGATTATTTTTCTTCCCTTAAAAATTTAAAAGATAATAAGATGTATTCTGCATGTTCACAAAGATGTGCTGTTTCTAGATATATTGGAATTGGAACCTATAATACTGATTTAATGTTAGAAGGAAAAATTTTAACAGTAAGTACTAAACAATATGATATTATAGAAAATTGGTGGTATAACAAATTTCATGAAGCTAATAATTTAGAAACTTGGTGGTCTAACAAATTTCATGAAGGTAGTGCTTATAATAAATTAGATGATATTGGTTTGGATATTAACTTTAATAAACATTATAATCATGGTATTGAAATTAGATTTTTTGATCATATTAATGATGAAAAATTAATAAAAGAATCTTTTGAATTTATAATATATTTAATAGATTTTATTTTAGAATATGATTATGATTTGGATAATCCTTTATTAAATAGTATATGGAATAATTTAGTTTATAATGTTATGATAAATGGTAAAGATTATATACTATCATTAGATGAAATAAAATTATATAATGAAATTTTGAATATTGATTTAAAAGAATCAAATATTGTTAATGTTTATTATGAAATTTTTTATTTTTTAAAAAATAAATATAATGATGTTAAAAAAGAAGGTAAAAAATACTATTTGGTTCCTAATGGTAAATTTTCAAAACTTACATTAGATAAAAATGAAATTATGAATATAAATAATACATCATATAAAAAAACAATTTATCAAAAAATATTTTCATGTTATTCGTGTTAGTGTAAATTATGTAGAAAAAAATTGAATTTTTTTATTTTAATTTAATATCTAATTAAATATGTCGAAATCAAATAAGAATAAGAAGGGACAAAATCCTATGGCTAAATTAGCACAACAACATCTTAAATTAGTTGCTGAAGAAAATGCTCGTATAAAGGCTTTACAAGATGAAGAAGAACGTAAAATTAGAGAAGAAGAAGAAAAAGAAAAAGCCCGTTTAAAAGCTATTGAAGAAGAAGCATATAGAAAACGCAAAGCAAAACAAGATAAAAAACAAGCACAAAAAGATGCAGGCACATATAAAACAAAATCAGAAAAAGAAAAAGATAAAAAATTAAGATTACGTTTGGAAGAATTAAAAAAAAATGTTGTTTTGAATGATAATGGACGAATGACTGTTAATAGTAATAATTCATTAAATAAATCAATATTAAATGAAGAAATAATTGATTATGGTTATAGATCTCCAATCATGTGCATAATGGGTCATGTTGATACTGGTAAAACTACATTACTAGATAATATTCGTAATACTCATGTACAAGATGGTGAAGCTGGAGGAATAACACAACAAATAGGTGCATCATTTATTCCTCCTGAAACTTTAATTAATAGATCAGGAATTTCTAAAATACCTGGTTTACTTATGATTGATACACCCGGTCACGAAGCATTTGCTAATTTAAGACATAGAGGTTCATCATTATGTGATATTGCTATTGTTGTAATAGATATAACAGGTGGTTTAGAACAACAGACAATACAATCGATTAATATTTTAGTTAAATCCAACATTAAATTTATTTTTGCACTTAATAAAATTGATCGTATGTATGGTTGGTCTTCAGTAAAAAACAGAGATATTAGATCTTCATTAAATGAAAATTTAATTTCAAATGAAGAATTTAAAAACAGACTTAAGAATATTACAACACAAATAATGAAAGTAGGTCTAAATGCAGAATTATTTTGGGAAAATTATAGTCCACAAGATACTATTTCTATTTGTCCTTTTTCAGCAAAAACAGGAGAAGGTATATCAGATTTACTAAAATTAGTTACATCAATTTGTCAAAATGAAATGTCTGAACAAATAACTTTTAAGGAAGATTTAAAATGTATTGTTATAGAAAAAACAATAAATGAAACATTAGGATCATCTATTGATGTAATTTTAATTAATGGAACACTTAAAAGAGGTGATAATATTTCAATTCAAACAAATGATGGTATTATTAATACAACAATTAAAAATTTATTAACACCTCCTCCAAATAGAGAATCAAGAGTAAAAACAGATTATCTACATTTTGAGTCTGTAAAGGGATCAATGGGTGTTAAAATTGTAGCTAATAATATTGATAAAGCAATTGTTGGAACACAAATAAATTTTACAACAGACAATAATATTGAACTTGAATTACCTGAAATGTCAAGTATAAAATTACAAGATGAAAGTATAAAATTACAAGATGAAAGTATAAAATTACAAAATGAAAGTATAAAATTACAAGATGAAGGTATAACTATTTATGCATCAACCCAAGGAGCATTAGAAGCATTAGTACACTATTTACAAAAAGAATGTACACCTGCTGTTCCTATTTCGAATGTATTAATTGGAAATGTTACTAAAAAACATATTGTAAAGTTATCTATTAGTAAAAGTACTAAAAAAGAGTATTCAACAATTCTTGCGTTTAATGTATTAATAGATGATGATGCTCAAGAACTTGCTAATAAAAATGGTATTAAAATTTTTTCAGCAGAAATAATTTATCATTTATTTGACTTTTATAAAAAATATAGAGATGAAATGATTGAGGAAAGAAAATCTTTATACAGACCTCAAGTTGTATTCCCTTGTATATTAAAAATTCTTGAAAAACATGTTTATAATAAAAAGAATCCTCTTATATTTGGTGTATCTATTTTAGAAGGAAATTTACATATAGGTACACCTATTATTACTTCTGATACAAAAACATATATTGGTAGAGTAATTGGAATTCAATTAAATAGTAATGAAGTAACAATTGGTAAAAAGGGTGCAGAAGTTTGTATTAAAGTTGAGAATGACCAAAATTCAAATATTATGTATGGTAGACAATTTGATCATAAAAATCCAATTTGTTCTGCAATTACTAGAGCATCAATTGATATAATAAAAAATCATTTTAGAGATGAAGCAACAATTGAAGATGCAAAGTTATTATCCAAACTCAAAACATTATTATCTATTGATTAAGAAATATCAATGAATTTTTGGTGCTTTTTTTAACACAATAATAATTAGGATATAATACGTAAATATTATCTATATTATTATTATCTGTTTTTTCATAAAAAATTGGCATTTTAAATCTTCAAGGGTGTAAATAAAACAGATTTTATAATATTAGAATTACCATTATTTGGTCAATATAATAATGGTGTTCAAAATTTTTTAGAACATATACAATTTATGGATAGTATTGGTTTTGTTTCATATAATATTTTGGAATAACATTATATTCATGCAACTTGATATGTTATTTATAAATAAAAATCATGAATTTAATAAAATCTATTATAAAATATATGCCTATTTGTAAAAATAATTCTAAAAAAAAATATACTGGTTTAGAACCTTCGCCAAAAGGATTAGGATATTGTGCAAGCGGAGAAAAAGAAGGAACTATTATGAAAGGTAATGATGGTAATCAATGGTTTATAAGTAATGGTAAATGGATTAAAAAAGATAATACAGAAAATATCAAAAAAGAATTAGATAAAAAATTATACAATTGGTGGAGCTCTTTATCAAAAGGTAATATTATTGTTATTTATAAGGATGGATCAGATAAATTGATAAAAAGTAATATGATAACACGTAAAGCAAAAATAAAAGATATTAAAAAAATGTGGTTAGAATTTGATAAAGATGATAACGTAAAAGTAATAATTTGGAGTGCACAAAGTGTTGACACAATACAATCATTTATTGATTATTTAATAGAAAAAATTTCAAAAAAGAAAATACAAGATTTTTTGAAAATGAAAGATTTTCCATCTTATTTATTAGAAAATTATAAAAAATATTTCATAAAATATGAATTTTATAGTAAAAAAGATTATATTTTAAGAAATATTCATGACAAATAAGTATAAGTACTCTAATTTTTTATAACAATATATATATGCTTCAAGTAAATTTAGATTTACAACATTTTTTTATAACACATTTATTTTCTATTTTATTTTTTACTATAATTTATTATTATTTATTTAATAATATAGAAGAAAATTTTATACTTAATAATAAAATTACAAAAGAAGAATATTTAAAAAACAAACTATTAAATTCATTTTTTTTATCAGTAAATATGGAAACTACAACAGGTTATGTTGATTTCTATGTTAAAAGTCCATTAGCAAAAATTATTTGTTTATCTCAATTATTTTTATCATTATTAATTACAACTGGTTTTATTTATATAATTAAAAATTAATTTTATATATAATATTACATAAATAGTTGTTGAGAATATAAATACTAGTCAATAAATCAGTATTTGAATACAAAAAATTAATTAACATAGTTTATATTTATTATTTAATATATTATTATAACCAATTTCAATTAATTCTTTTCCTGAATTAAAATCTAACATATTATAATTTTTTAACAATGATGAATCAACATAAAACATATTAATTTCTCCTCTTGGTTTAGTACATGTTTGATCAAGTTTAACTATTTCATTATTAAACGTGTTGGTAATAATTTCAATATTTCTTTTAACAATTTCAGAAAATGTTGTTAAATTATAATTATTTTCTAAAGAAAAACTGGATGTAATAAATGTGATGTTAATATATTCTGGTGAATAAATATTTGTAAGTATTTCATTAGAAATTTCTCCTCCATCAACATATAAATTGTTATTAAATAGTATTGGAGGAAATATAATTGGTAAGGCACTTGTACACATTAGTAAACTAATTTGATCACTATTATCAAGTTCATTATAATAATACTTATCAAGTTGTCCTGTATATAAATTAGTTGTACCTATTAATGTTTTTGTGTAAACATTATCAAATTTATTGATTATATTAGTAATAGTTTTTTTTAATGGTTCAGTATTATATATACTAATTTTAGTTGGTGGATATAGCTCATAAATTTGATTATTTTTTAAATTACTGTAAATATTAGAAACTTCTTTAATACCAATAGTTAAGTCTAAAAAATATGATAAAAATCCAGCATTTAATCCACCAGCACTAATCCCAGTTATTAAATCATATTTTTTACACTCATTTTCTTGTATTTTTTTTATTATGCCAATTTCAACAGCACCAAAAGAACCTCCTCCACTAAAAGATAAAACATTATATGTAGCTAATGATATAGAACAAATTGATAATAAACTTAATAAAATATATTTCATATTATATTAGGTAATATTATTTTATTTCTAAAATTAATAGTTTTCATTAAAGCATCTATATGATTACCATAAAATAAATATATTATTTCTCTATAAATAATATTTCTAACCATGAATGTAAATTATAATTAAAACTAAATTTTTCATCTAATTTTATGTTTAAGTTATTTCTATTATTTTTAATATCAATAAATTTATTATAAACTTCTTCTGGATTATTATAATTTACAATATTTTCTTTACCTATTATTTCAACAACTGCACCTGATCTATTATCTGCTATAACAGGTGTTCCTAAGTAATAACTTTCAGCAAAAACACAACCAAAAGTTTCATAAAATGTAGAAGATAATACACAACATGCTGATTTAATTATTTTAGCATATTCTCTTTTATTCATTGGACCTAAAATAATAATATTATCACCATATTTTTCTTCTAACATTTTTTTATAATCTTGAAAATTATGATAATCATAACCAGGTGACATTAATGTTAATGTAATATTATTATTTTTGTTGAAAATATAATCAAATACAGAAATAACTTTTTCAATCCCTTTTTGCCATGCTGAAGCATAAACTATATTATTTTCATTGATTATAAAATTATCATCAGTAATTAATTCATTCTCGTATAAAATATTATAAATTAAGTGTAGTTTATTTTCATTAATTTTAACATTAAATCTAGATAAAAAGTTAATAAACATATTTTTACAAGCTAAACTATTACAAATAAAATAAATTGTTTCATTATTTATAATTGGATACAAAATTTCTTCTTTAAAAATTTCATCATTAGAATTATATTTGTTAATAATGTTTTGATCATTTTTTAAAAAAATAGAATGGTGTGTTGTATCATGAATCCATAAATATTTTTTATTGTTTTTAATTTTATTTAATAAATTTTCATTATGTGGTAAAAATCTTTGGAAAATTATAATATCATCTTCATTTATATTAAAATTAATTAAATTATCAAAATGATTATAAGTAATATTATCTATTATAGTTTCTTTATTTGTAAAATTAAAACAATAAATATGAGTATATTTTGATAATTCTTCAAGTAAATTATACATTTGGTATTCACTTGCTCCAATTGCTTTATTTTTGATACTATTTTGATTATTTGCAGATGTATAGTCCACAAAAATAATTTTTTTCATTATAATTTATAATAAAATAAATTTAATAAAACGTTTAAAAAAAAAAAATATTATATAATAATGAAAATACGAAGAATTGGTTTTACAGAAGGATCACTATTATTTGTTTATTGGATGAAATATTTATCAAAAATTGATTTAACTGATGACATAATTAATGATCTACATTTATCTCAAAATAATTTATTAAATTGGTTACATACAACTTCAGGATTTTATGATGAACATAATAAAGGATCATATTTTGATATTGATATTAAAAATTATAATTTTGAAGTTTTAAATAAATATTTAGATGAAATATATAAAAGTTTATGTGATTCTGATGTATTATGTATTTGTTTACATAATTTTACAAAATTAATTAGTCCTTATAAACAAAAATTTATAAATTCATTTAATTCTAAAAGTAATAATCCGCACACTCAAAATTGTTTTTATAATTTAATTGCAAATAAAAAAGTACTAATTGTATCATCATTTGCAAATTTAATAAAACAACAACATGAATCAGGTAATGTTAAAAAAATTTATAATAGTTATCCAGAAATTAATAATATGATTTATTATACATCACCATATACATTTTTTAATAAAGGTCCTGATAAAAATATTATTGAAACGTGTGAAAATGTATTTAAAGATATTGAAAAATTAAAAGATGATTTTGATATTGCAATTATATCTTTTGGCGCATATAGTAATTTATTAGCACATTACATTGATACAAGATTAAATAAAGATACTTTAACTTTAGGTGAACAATTACAAAATTTTTATGGTATAATTAGTGGAAGAAATAAAGAATTTATGATTAAAAATAACATTGTTCTAGAAAATAAAGATCTATATATTTATGATATTCCTAATGAATATAAACCAGTAGATTATATGAAAATAGAAAATGGTTGTTATTGGTAGAAATATTTATTCATTTTGAATATCAGTTGAAAAAATATTATTTATTTCATAATTACCAAGTTTTGACCAAGTAATATGATTATTTACTGTATATTGTATATCATTATTATGTTTAAAAAATTCAAACATAAACCAATCAATAGGTAATTTACCTTTAAAAATATAATGAGCGTAATAATATAATTTTTTGGCACCTTCTAAAGATATCAAATATGAAAAAGTACAATATGGAAATTTTTCATTAAATATTGATATAAAATCATTAAATCCCTTATTTTCAATTGATGAATACATATCACACCACTTCCCACCTATTAATTTAAGATGGTAAATTTTCCAATATATTTTTTAATTTATTTTCAAAATTAGATGTAAATATACAATCGTCTTCAATAAATAATTGCTTTATTAATATTTTCATCAATCATTTTTCTCCAAATTATAATATTGCTTATAAAAACAACCAAGTTCACAATTTTTAATATTATTTACACTTAAATATGGATAATTATCAATCTTTTCTAAATTATTTTCATATTCTTCACTATTATTTTCAATTTGTCTACCATCATATACTTTAATAATTTCTAATGAATAATTATTACTTTGATAATTATTCATCACAATTTATATCTATCTTTTCTTTTTTGTAAATTAATAACAAATGCTTTCATATTATATATATATATAATAAATTTTATATTATATATATATATATGTCTAAACTAATTAGAATTAAAATGTTATGTAATTGGCAAAATTCAAAACAATTATGTGATGAATGGTCTAATATGTGTGATGATGGTTATAAATGGAAAAATTTTGAAATAACATGGGAAGATGATAATATAGATTATTATATAATTATTAATTTTCCACAAAAAAATAATTTTTATATACCAGGAAAAACAATTATTTTTCAAATGGAACCATTTGTTGCTTCAAGAAATTGGGGTTATTGGGCATATCCTGATAAAAATAAATTCTTATTTGTTGCTAATCATAAAAATTATTTAAATGGTGTTCAGTTACAAATAAGAACAATACCAACAATATATCCAGAAAATAGGAAAAATTTATTACTATCAATTCAAAGTAATAATTATGCATTAAATGGTCATATTAAAAGGATAAATTTTATTAAAGAATTAGAAAAAAGAAATAAAGATTTAATTGAAATTTACGGTCGTGCTAATTATCATAAGTTTAAAAATTATAAAGGTCAGGTAATTAATGATTCCAAAGAAAAATGTTTTGAATTATATAAATATTATTTCCAAGCAGAAAATAATTGGGAACATAATTATGCTACTGAAAAAATATGGGAACCAATTGTATGTGAGTGTTTATGTTTTTATTGGGGATGTCCAAATCTTGAAGATTATTTAGATCCATTGTGTTTTGTAAGATTAGATTTAGATAATATTGATCAATCAATTGATATTATTGAAACCGCAATTAGAGAAGATTGGTGGTCACAAAGAATTGAAATAATAAGAAAAGAAAAACAAAAAATTATTAATGAATTAGGATTTTTTCCTAGTGTGAAAAAAATTATAGATAATTACAATAAATGAATTAAACAAATTTTTGTTTAGAAATATTAAAAACAAAATAACTATCAACATTTTGTTATTATATTATCAAAAATAGATTTATTAATTTAAAAAAATATTATTAAAAAATATATAATGAGAAAATTTACTTTTATAACATTTGGTGGTCCAAAGGAAAGATTTAATCATGCAGTACAACGTATTTGTAATGAAGCTAAACAATTTGAAATATTTGATGAAGTATACGGATATAATGATGATGACCTAAAACAAGACAATGATTTTTGGAAAAAACATGGAACATTTATAGAAAATAATAGTAGAGGATATGGGTATTGGATATGGAAATCTTATTTAATTCAAAAAAAACTAAATGAAATTGATGAAGGTGATATTTTAGTTTATGCTGATTGTGGATGTGAACTAAATTTAAAAGGAAAACCAAGATTTTTAGAATATATTGATTTATTAGATAAAAATCCAAAAAATTATGGTATAATATCATTCCAAATGGAACATTTAGAAAAAAAATATACAAAAAAAATAATTTTCAATTGGTTTGATGCAGACGATGAAATTAAAAATTCGGGTCAGTGTGTTGGAGGTATACAAATTATAAAAAAGAATCAACATTCTGTAAATATTATAAATGAATGGGTAAAAAATATGAAATATGAACTTATAAATGATGTTAAAAATAATGAAGATCCTTGTTTTATTGATAATCGTAATGACCAATCTATATATTCGGTAGTTGTCAAAAAATACGGTTCAATTAAAATACCAGACGAAACTTGGTTTCAAGACTGGAATAATGGGATGAATTATCCAATATTAGCCAAAAGAAATAAATAATTGTTCATTTAAAAAATTTTTACATTTTATTAATTTTGAACATCAGTTTGAAAAATATTATTATGTTGATCATGTCCTAATTTTGACCAAGTAATATGGCTAGTTAATGTGTGTTGTACATCATTATTTTTTTTAAAAAATTCAAATATAAAATAATCAACACCTAATTTACCTTTAAAAATATTATGTGCATAATTATATAATTTTTTGGCACCTTCTAAAGATAATAAATAAGTAAAAGCACCATATGGATGTTTTTCATTTAATATACAAATATACTCACTAATTTGAGTATTTTCATTTGAAGAATAATTCTCAACTGTTTTACCGCCTAACCATATGATATTAAATTCTGTAGGTAAATCATCTAATACATTTTTTAATTTATTTTCAAAATCAGATGTAAATATACAATCGTCTTCAAAAATAATAGCTTTATCAATATTTTCATCAATCATTTTTTTCCAAATTATAATATTACTTATAAAAACACCTAATTCACCTTTTTTAAAATTATTGAAACTAAAATATGGATAATTATTAGTTTTTTGTAAATTATTTTCTATACTTTTTAGAAAATTATTTCTTATATTTTCATATTCTTCACTATTATTTTCAACTTCTTTACCATCATATGCTTTAATTATTTCAAATGAATAATTATTACTTTGATAATTATTCATTACATATTCATATCTATCTTTTCTTCTTTCTAAATTAATAACAAACGCTTTCATATTATATATATATATATAATAAATTTTATATTATATATATATATGTCTAAACTAATTAGAATTAAAATGTTATGTAATTGGCAAAATTCAAAACAATTATGTGATGAATGGTCTAATATGTGTGATGATGGTTATAAATGGAAAAATTTTGAAATAACATGGGAAGATGATAATATAGATTATTATATAATTATTAATTTTCCACAAAAAAATAATTTTTATATACCAGGAAAAACAATTATTTTTCAAATGGAACCATTTGTTGCTTCAAGAAATTGGGGTTATTGGGCATATCCTGATAAAAATAAATTCTTATTTGTTGCTAATCATAAAAATTATTTAAATGGTGTTCAGTTACAAATAAGAACAATACCAACAATATATCCAGAAAATAGGAAAAATTTATTACTATCTATTTTAAGTGCAAAAAACTTTGATGAAGGGCATATAAAAAGAATTAATTTTATTAAAGAATTAGAGACTAGAAATAAAAATTTAATTGAAATTTATGGTCGTGCTAATTATCATGAATTTAAAAATTATAAAGGTCCTGTAATTAATGATTCTAAAGAGAAATGTTTTGAAATGTATAAATACTGTTTCCAATCAGAAAATAATTGGGAATATAATTATGCTACTGAAAAAATATGGGAACCAATAGTTTGTGAGTGTTTGTGTTTTTATTGGGGATGTCCAAATTTAGAAGATTATTTAGATCCATTATGTTTTGTAAGATTAGATTTAGATAATATTGATCAATCAATTGATATTATTGAAACTGCAATTAGAGAAGATTGGTGGTCACAACGAATTGAAATAATAAGAAAAGAAAAACAAAAAATTATTAATGAATTAGGATTTTTTCCTGCGTTAGAAAAAATTATTAATATATAATATAATATATGTTTATATCATTAGAAAATTTTAATAGTAATATTGCGCATTTTTTACATGAACAATTACAATATTTATTAGATCTCATTTTAAACAATTTACATATTAATTATAAATTGTTAATTCATCCAGATTTTTCAACGTTACCAATATATAGATGGCATTATGGTATATTGTATATATTGGCTAATAAGCAACCAAATTTTGAACTAAAAATATATGACGGTGAAATTGATATATTCAATATATATCCAAATAATAACAAAAAAATCATAAATATTGAACATATTAAATATTTACAAAAAATAGTTTTTGAATATTATAATATTGATTATAATGTTGATTTACCAGAATATAAAGTATTGTATACACGAACAAAAGATACAAATAGAAGACATTTATTAAATTCTGAATGTTTAAAAGATAATTTTGATTTAATTATTGATTCTTTAGATATATCATTTGAAGATCATGTTAGATTATTTAGTAAAATTACACATTTTGTAACTATTGAAGGTGCTCATTTGACTAATATAATTTTTATGCAACCATTTGCTAGAATCAAAAACATAAATACTGTTTATTCAACATTAGAAAAACATAATTCATGGCAATTGTTTTTTGGTACATATGTTTTAATAAAAGAGTTTAATATAGAAAATAAAGAATTAACACGTATTAGTTGTAGTAATGGTGCTGCATGTGGTAGTCATGATTTTAATGATCATGTGTTAATCGATAATAAATTAAAAGAAGAAATTATATTTTGGCTAAATAATAAAAAATAATAAATATATAATATATTTGATAATAGACTAATATTCATTAAATATTTTATGTAAAATATGGTACATTTGTGAAAAAATAATAATTATTGTGTATAATTATTCTTTAATCCAAAATTTGGCATTTGTCCATGTTGGATTTATTTTAACCCATTGGTCTAGTTTTTCCTTAGATTCTAAATATCTAGATTTTAAATACTCTTGCGTAACTTCTGACCAAGATTTGACTATTAGCACTGGGAGTTTTTGATAAAAGTAATCTAATTCAGATGTTTTTAATACAGGTATTGAACCAAAGTAAATTGACTCATAAATTCTATGACAGTCGATTCCAGTTCCTTCAAGCGATAGTATATATTTTGATCTTGCTACTTGGGTATAAAATATTTCTGGTGGTATATTAGATTCTTTATAAATCCAATCTTGATTGACAAATGTATTCCAACATTCTTGTCTTTTTGGAGGATTAGTATTTATGGTAAAATTCATATAACATAAAATTATTTTTTCTAAATATTTATTAGCAATTTCTTCAAACTTGACATGGGGTTTGTATTTAGAATCAACAAACCCTAACGGTATTGGACTAATTAATGAATCTTGAATCTCGCAATTAATTGCATATATATGAGTAATGTAATTTTTAATTTGATTTAGATGTTGGATTGTAAATTTTTGATCTGAATTATGTGTTAATAAAACAAATTTATTAGTTGGAGGATTTTCTTTTAATATTTGTATAAATTGTCCAAAACAATCCAAATTTAAAAATACCATTTCATTTGATTGAATCGCATTAGATTCAAATTTACTTGGATATCTTGGACAAACTGACTATTTAGCTAACTTATAAAATTCATGTCCAGAAATAAATTCATGATCAGGATTTGAATTAACAGAGGATATAATAGTAGTTAATTTATATATATATTTATTTTAAATCAATTTTTTATTTTAAATTAAATCATTTAATAATTCTATAATTTATTCATTTATAGAAAATCTTTTATAAAAGAATTGATTTTTATGAACCTCAAAAATAAAATTAATATAAAAAATAATAGATTTTTGTTAAAGAAAATAATATTGAATATATTGATATAAATGCATAAAGATCTCAAGAAATTAAAGATTTAATATTGTATAAAGAAAACTAATTGAACAATGCATTTATAATATGTAGTGACAGTCTAATAAAACATTAAGATGATGATAAATTTGTTGGAGAATATATATTTGAATCAAGAAATCAATAAAATATTGATGAATTAAAGAGTATATTTTTTCAATCATTTATTATGAAAAAAATTACCACCGCCTGCAATTATAATTCTTCTTTTTAATTTATTAATTAATTCATCAATATAACTATTTTTCCCTTGATATTTATATGGATTAATTAGTACATCTTCTAAACCTTGGTATTTGATATCTAAATCTACATTAGTTTCAATATTAAATTTTAATAAAGGTAATACGACTTCTTTAAGAAATTTAATATTACAAATATGAATATGATTTGACCAATGTTGATCTAAATAATTTACTAAATACCATTTATAATTTTTATTAATAATTTGTAAGTTAGAATAATAATTTTCAGGAATATCAATCCAAGAAAAACTTTCAACTTTATAACTATAATTTTTATGATCACCCTTTAACCATTCTTGTTTATTATTTGGTATACAATATAAAAATCCCGGTGTTTTTATGTTGGATAATTTAACTTGCGAATATTCATATTCATCTAATAAACTTATTACATCTTCAAATGTTTTCTTAATATCAAAACAATTATTATTTAATAATATAAAATCATTTTCACAAAATATAAAATATTTTGTATTACAATTTTCAATTAATTCAATAAATGCTTTTAATATACCAATATTTTCTTTATTTCCAATAAATTTACAATTAAATTTATTTGCAATTTCAATGTCTGTATCACAAATTTCTTGAAAAAATATAATTCTATTTTCAGGTTTTATTATATCAAATAATCCATTATCACGATGACTAGATAAAGTTTCAAGAATTTTGTGCTGATTTTTCCAACTTAAATAACCAATTGTAATTTCATCAAATTTTATCATTATTATATTATAATATTAAAATAATAATTCAAACCAATTTTATACATAAACTAAATTATACAAATTTATATTAAATATATCCTCTTTTTAGTTCTAATATATTTTGTTCATTTCTTGATTCGTCTTCATAAACATATTCTCCAACAAATCTATATTCATCATCTTCGTGTTTAATCGGAAAGTCTTTGCAAACTTCGTCAGAAAATTTATTAAATGATGCATGAATTAAACAATTATTTCGATAAAGTGGATATATAGTATCCTGTAAAAAATGTTGATCATAAATATAATCATTTACTTGAACAAAAGAATCAATTTTATCTTTCCAAATAATATTTGATTTTTTTACCCCAAACATACCGGCTTGAATTCTAAATTTATGCCATGGATGATCTCTCATTATATGAAATATTTTATCAGAGTTTAACCATTCATCAACCGCTATTTTCTCTCTTAATAATATTTGTGTATCAACATCTCGTGACATATTAATTTCAACATTTGGATCATCAATTGCTTCAAAACGCCAAGTTCTTGGTTTAACTTTTGATAAATCACCTGATTTAAAAATTATTTTAACATTATCAAAAGATTGTAATTTTTCTATTGTTTCTATTGGTACAGATTCTTTATGAACATAAAACCAACATTGAAAATCAGGATAAAAATTTTTTGCTAACATTGCGTTTCTTATAGAACCAACTTGATATATTGGTTTATTTCCCCATAAACTAAAAGAAATTATTTTCATATATATATATAAATAATTTCTTTTTTATATATATGAATATTACATTATCACCAAAAATACAATCTCATTGGATTAATTCTAATAATTATTATTCAATGCAATCATTTACAAAATTCGTAAAATATTTTTTTGATGATCTAAATATTAATATTAATAACTCAACAGATAATGAGTCAGATGGTATGATTTATGATATACAGGATGTTTATGATATACCAAATAAAAAATTAAATATTATGTTATGTGTAGAAAATTGTAATTTTTGGAAGCATTATGATCATTATAATAAGTATGATAATTATAATAACAATAAAATCAAACTTTATTTTTACAATCACATAGATAAAATTGATATTAATGAAAATTATTTAGCAATACCAGTTATATATTTACAAATGAATTATTTTAAAAAATATTATAATATCATTAAACCAAAAGTCAACACTCTTTTTGAAAATAAAAAATTTTGTTTGATTGCAACAACATTAAATAATGATATTAAAAATAAAATATATAAGATGTTATCATCAATTGATAAATGTGATTTTATAAAAGATTATAGTGATTTAATTAAAAATACAAGTTGTTATCATGATACTGAACTTTTAGATATATTTAATAATTATAAATTTGTATTTGTTTGTGAAAATAGTGTATGTGATGGTTATATAACTGAAAAAATTTTTAATTGTTATTTTGCAAGAACATTACCAATATATTCAGGTTCATCAAAAATTGAATATTTTTTTAATAAAAATTCTTTTATTAATATTAAAAATGATTCTGATATAAATAATTATGTAGAATTAATAAAAAACATAAATTATGATTCTTATATTAATTCTGATATTTTAAATGATTTTGATGATGAAAATTATAAAGAAGTTGTAAATAATTATATAAGTTCAATTAATAGTTAAGAATTTAGTTTAATTTATAAAACTAGATAAATATATAAAATTTTATTGTTGATTTATTATTCAATAAAATTCTATAATATTTGTATAAAAAATGGGAAATTTTTATGTAAAAGTTTATCTTCATTTAATGTTCCAAACCAAAATGCAACAAAAATAGGAAAATAATATATTGAATTTTGAAAATCTTTTTCAAAATCTTCATGATTATAATTTATAACACCATATTCTTTTAATTTAACATAATAATAGTCTTTAAATATATTTTTATATTGATTAATTGTTTCAATCATAAAAAAACTAAATCTTGTACTCCTTTACCTTCACAAATATATTGCCAATCAATAAAATATGGTTCATATCCATTATCTATTTGTTGATAAAATATATTAGCTGATTTGACATCACCATTACATAAAGTTAAATTTTTATCACTTAAACTTTATTGAATATCTGAAAAATTATTAACTATCCATTCTGTTTTTTCTATTTGTTCTTTTGATAAAATTGTTGACCATTTAGATTTAAATTTAATCCATTTAGATTGAATAAAATAATATATACATTTGATATTTATACATATTTTATAATAATAAATTTAACCATAAATTATAATTATAATCAAAACAGAATTTGTCATCTAAAACAACATTAGTTGTATTTCTATTATTTTTAATTTCCATTAATTTTTCATAAAATTGTTCTAGATTATCAAAGTTAACAATATTGTTACCACCTACTATTTCAGGAACTGCACCTGAATTAATATCACCAATTACAGGTGTACCCAAATATAAACTTTCAGAAAAAACACATCCAAATGTTTCTGAAAATTTTGATGTTAATACACATAATGATGATTTTATTACTTTAGAATATTCTATTTTATTAAGTGGTCCAAGAATTATAATTTTATCACCATATTTTGTTTGTAAATCTATTTGATATTGTTTAAAACCTTCTAAATCATAACCAGGAGATAATAATATTAATCTAAATTTTTCATCTTTTAATGAAATAAAGTCAAATAACTTTATTACATCCCATATACCTTTTTGCCAAGCTGAAGCATAAACTAAATCATATAAATTAATTGTTGGTTTATAATTATATTTTATTTTGATAAATTCATCTTCATATAAAATATTGTATATAACTTTAATTTTATTTTCATTAATAACAATACCAAATTTATTAAAGTAATCAATGAATATTTTTTTTGTAAAATTACTATTTAAAACAAAGGTAATATTTTTTTCAAGAAAATTAACATTTAAATAATGTAATAATTTTCTTGGATTATTTTTAAAATATTCAATAAATTTATTATTATTATCTAAAAATATTTTATCTTCAATTAAATCATGTATCCAAAAATATATTTTATTATATAAAATTTTATATAATATATTAATATCAGTTGGAAACATTCTTTGTATAATAATAATATCTTCAATTTCTATTTCTAAATTTGAAATTTTACCATAATTCATATAAGTTACATGATCAATGTCAATTGTATCAATTGTTTTATTACAACATATTATTTTTAAATTTTCCAATGATAAGTTTTTAATTAAACTATATAATTGATGTTCACTTGCACCAACTGATTTATTAAATATTGATTCGTGTGTATAGTCAGACGTTGAATCTATAATAATAATTTTTTTCATTAAATAATTTTATATAAAAAATATTACCAAACACATAAAAATAATTTTAATTATTTTAATTTATAAATAATAATAAAATGAAAATAAGCAGACTTGGTTCTACTGAAAGCACATTATTAATGTTGTTTTGGTTAAAATTTATATCAATAAATGAAATACCCGAAATAATTATAAATCATACTAAATATTTAAATAATATATTATTAGTATGGTTATTTACAACATCTGGATTTTATGATAAAAAACTAAATTATGATTTTTACAATATCAATCTTCAAGACTATGATATTTCAATAATACAAAATACTAATATTGGTATTATAAATTTCTATGATGACAATAAACCTTATTTATCTGATTTAAAAGAAATAAATTTATTTGATAATTATGATGATACAGTATTAATTAATTATTATTTACAAATTTTAGAAGCATTACACCATTCTGATATATTATATTTAACATTTCATGAAGAAAATAAAATGTTGAATTGGTATAATAAAGAATTTATTAATTTTTTAGAACCAAAATCATATCATTATATAAGTGATAAAATTTTCTTTGATTTTATCAGAAATAAGAAAGTTCTAATAATTTCTTCATTTTCAGAATTATATGAAAAACAATATAAATCAGGTAATTTAAAAATAATATATCCTGATTTTCCAGATATATTAAGTTTATCTTTTTTACAAACACCATATACATTTTTTAATGATGGACCACATAATAATCTTTTAGAGACATGTGATATTTTATTTGAAAAAATTATTAATTTAAAAAATAATTTTGATTGTGTAATAATATCTTTTGGTTGTTACAGTAATTTACTAGCAAATAAAATTAACAAAAAACTTGATAAAGATACAATGACACTTGGTGACCAACTACAAATTTTTTTTGGAATCATAAATAAAAGAAATAAAGAAAAAAAAATAAAAGTCGAAAATGAAGAATATTATATTAAAGAAATACCCGAATATTATAGACCATTTATGTTTGAAAAAATAGAAAATGGATGTTATTGGTAATTAATCATTTATAATTTCTATCCATAACAAGAAATTTTTCTCAAATAAATATTTTTCATTTAATTTTACATTTATTATATTTCTATAATTTTTAATTTCAATTAATTTATTATAAAATTTATCTTGATCATCATAATTTACTATAAAATTATCTCCAATAATTTCAGGTACTGCTCCTGAATTAATATCACCAATTACAGGTGTACCTAAATATAAACTTTCTGCAAAAATGCTTCCAAATGTTTCTGAAAATTTGGATGTTAATACACATAGTGAAGATTTAATTATTTTACAATATTCTTCTTTATTAACAGAACCAACAATATTTATATTATTACCATATTTTTTTTTTAATTCATTTTTAAATTTTATGTCAATATTATTTGTTGGTGATAATAATGTTAAAATAAAATTTTTATCTTTTTTTAAAATATAATCAAATAATTTTAGAATATCAAAAATTCCTTTTTCCCAATCAGAAGCATACACTAAATTATATGTATTTATACTCAATTTAGTATTTTTTATTTTAACAAAATCATAATTATATAGAATATTATTTATAATAATTGTTTTATTTTCATCAACAACTAAATTATGATTATTAAAATAATTTAAAAATATTTTTTTAGTGAAATTACTATTTAATATAAAAAATACATTTCTTTTTAAAAATATAACATCAATTACTTTTTTTAATTGTTCTTGATTTTCTTTAAAGTGTTTTATGTAAATATATTCATTATTTAAAAATATTTTATCTTCAATTAAATTGTGTATCCAAAAAAATATTTTATTTTTAATTATTTTATTTAATATCTTTGTATTAATTGGAAAATATTTATTAATCAAAATTATATCTGATTTTATTATGTTATCTTTTTCTAAATTATTATAATTCAAATATAAAACACCATCTAATATATTTTCTTCTTTTATTTGGTTGTAACAAACTATTTTATGATCTAATAATAAATTTTTTATTAAATTATATAATTGATATTCACTAGATCCAACTGATTTATTACTAATATCTATATGTGTATAATTCGATATTGAATCAATAATAATAATTTTTTTCATTTTTAATATAGATATTTATATATATATTTTATTTTAAACACAAAATCAAAAAAATATTATTTAATTCGATATCCAATATTCTTCATTATTATGTACTTTTCTCCAATAGTGATTTAATATTTTATTAAAAAAATTAATATTACCTTTAAAATATTTATGAATAACAACACTTAATGCAATTTGTTCATCTAAATCTTTAGCACAACGTTGTGAATCTTCATATTTATTCATTTCCATAACTAATTTTATTGATTCTTCACCTATTTGTTTTCTTATATTAGATGGAACAAAAATAAAACCAGTATTATACATATTTGTTGTAGAATCTACTTCATAATTCATTGTCTTAAAAAATTCTTTTAAATTACGTTTATGTAATAATACCCCTTCATTTTCCCATAATATTGGTTTAGTAATATCAATTTGATATTCATCTATATTTTTATTAAATTCAGTATCTATATCAACTACACAAATTTCTTCATCTAAATTATGATTAATTAATATATATATTTTTTCAACGAGTATATTTAATCTATATGGATTTGATATACAACGAGCATGACAAATTCCAAAATCATGTTTTAAATATCCAAAATTTATACCAATAATATTATTATCATTACAAAATCTTTCTATTGATTCCATTTTATCAATACACGATTCATCATAACCATAATATAAATAAATTTTGTTATATTTTGTTGTATTATTTTTTAAAGAATCAATTGAAAACTTTAATTTTTCTAAACCACAGTAATTTTTACCATATCCATTACATCCTGGTACTAATAAGTAAACATAATTCATTATATATATATATATTTAAATATTTTATTTTGGAAACCACGAAACTAATATTATATTTGGATCATATGATTCTGTTGTAAAACCATTTTTATTTAATTTATTTATTAGATATTCAAAACAATCATTAAAATTATATTGTGGGTAACCAATTAAATATTGTGGTACTTCATACCAAGCATAATAAAAGTTTGTTGAACTAGCTTTAATAATTTTTTTCTCAATATTATCAAAAATTTTATTAAATGTAATAAATTTGATTTTTTCACGTTCTTTTTGTTGATTTATTAGGTCTTCAGCTTTAACCATTACTATAAATATTAAATTTTTTTTTTTATTAAACGTTTAATAATTATAATTTTTGTTATATTTTTTATGAACAGTATTGATACACTTTGTATTAGTGGTGGAGGTTTAAAAGGATTTTCATTTCTATCTGCACTAAATGTATTAGTTGAACATAATTATATTGACTTGAATTTAATTAATAAATATGTTGGTACATCATTTGGTGCAATATTTGGTTTTTTATTAAATATTGGATATTCTACTGAAGAATTAGTAACATATTTAAATAATTATGATAAAAAAAAATTATCTTTTGATCTAGATTTAGAATTATTTTTTACAAATAATGGTTTCTGTGATGGTACTAAAATTTTAGATTTTATAGAAGTGTTATTAAATTTAAAAATAAGAATTAAAGATATTAATTTCAAAGATTTAGAAATTTTAACAAAAAAAAAACTACTTATTATTACAACAAATTTTTCAAAAGGTAAAAAAGAAGTATTTTCTTCTGACACAACTCCATTAGTTTCAGTTATTAAAGCAATAAGAATGTCAATTTCGATACCTTTATTAATGACACCAGTTAAATATAATGATGATTATTATGTTGATGGAGGTTTAACAAGTAATTTAGGTATTGAGTTTTGTGATCCATTAAAAACATTATGTATATGTTTACAAAACCCAAAAAAGTTTGATTATTCTGATTTATCAAATATAATAAGTGGCTTAATTACTATTATAATAAATAATAAAGATACAATGAATTATAAAAAATTAGAGATAATTCAACCATCCTGTTGTAATTTAATTAATAGCGATGATGATATATTTAAATCATTGATTGATATTGGAATTAAATCTGGACTCAAATTTTTAAGAAAAGAATATATAAATAAAATCAAATTAATACAGATTGAAATAAATTTACTATCAACTAAAAATGAAAATGAAATTATTAATATCAATCATGAAATTGTTAATATTAATCAAGAAATTATTAATATTGACAAAGAAATAGAAATTACAGATTTTCAAATTGAAAAAATATGTTATCACAATAATCAAGATAATAATAATGAAGAAATTAATGAAGAAAATAATAATGCAGAAATTAATGAAGATAATAATAATGAAGAAATTAATGAAGAAAATAATAATGCAGAAATTAATGAAGATAATAATAATGAAGAAATTAATGAAGAAAATAATAATGCAGAAATTAATGAAGAAAATAATGCAGAAATTAATGAAGAAAATAATAATGCAGAAATTAATGAAGAAAATAATAATGCAGAAATTAATGAAGAAAATAATAATGCAGAAATTAATGAAGA